GAAAGATATCTTACCCTTGACTGTATAGAAATATCCACGGGCTTTGTATTTGTTCTTCTGAGAATCGCCACAGAACGGGCACCTGCAATTGGCAAGGGTACCAGATTTCCACTTAAAACGGTCCAGTCTAGCTGACAAAAGGTTTAGGAATTGTTTGTCAACAATAAGGCTCATTACATTGCGGTACTTTCTGATGTTGGTTCAAGCTGGGGTGGTTGCCTGCATATCGGACAGTTCCCCTTTTCAACAATAACGGACCAATCAACATCACGGTGAGAAGAGGTCGATCCTTCTGGTGATCGATCATAACCGATTCTCCAACGTCCGCCTGATTTATATTGAGCGTGGCATCTATGACAGGTTACTAAGGTCATTCATATGGTCCTAAAATTCGCGGTACGATATCAAGAGCATCGTCCAAGCTATCGGTGATCCAGTCACAGCCATGCCAGAACAACGGATGGTTGATAATCTTAGGATTATCCGAAACCAAAACGATTGGTTTCTGCATCATAGCAAACCATGCAACTTCCATTGTCGTTCCATAGTTGCCGCGATCCTGAGTCAGAAAGCTGGGCATGTAGGCCAACAATAGGTCGCATGACTTACAGTCCAGCAGATTTTTGGCGAAGATTTCCTTTGAAGCTTTTGGCGTGTAAAGCGTCTCGGGCTCACATCGGGCAGGAGTGATGGTTATTAAGTGGCCAGATGCTCTTCCGAGAGCCAATCTAGCGATAGTGCGCCAATCATTAATTTCGGCTTGGGTCTTATCTTCCATAGGACCAGCCAGATATACATATTTGGTCATTGGAATCTCTTAGCTGTTGCTGGTAGAGGTAGAGCGGAAGAAACCACCAACGAAGCCACATGCGGCGCCGATTTCAGTCATAGCCACCTTGGGCGAACCCAGGGCAAGCATCACATTTGCAACGGTTTCTTCAAAGAATATGCCGACCATCCAGCCACAACAATATCCCATGATCGTACTGATAAGTGGAATGATGATTACGGCGAATGAAATAACTACCGCGCCGCCGATGATTTTGATAAGGTCTTCCATAATATAGTCTCCTAAAAGAGGGTTTGGGTATTTGCAATCTCAAACAAAACATCGCCATGACAAGCCTTTGGCCTACAATGACATACTAAGTCTTTGCCTTTCAGTTCAGCCTTTATTCGGGCTTCGAAATTTGGTGTAATGGATTGTCTAAATTTTTCAATGACCTCAGACCGAGAGCCATGTATTCCGATGATAAATGGGTTGCCCCACGGCGTACCTCGTCCGATATATGTCGCACCTCTCGGATAGATATCATCATAATTCCAGACAGAAATGTCAATATTATCTTTCATCTTACTATTATAGCAAAGAATTCGGGTATTGTCAACTATTTTTTGACTGGTTTTTCTTTTTTCTCGCCTAGGGGTTCTTTTTTCTCATACAGGAAATCCTCGTAATATCCGATGATGCTCTTTTGCTCTCGGAGGTATCTCCTGAGTTCCTCTAGGTTTAGGGAGAGATTTTCATATCCCTTAGGCGTGACGACCATAACAACGAATTCACCCTCACGTTTTTTCATTTTTTCAATGAAGGCGGCCACATTCTTTTCAGTCACCACAAACCATACGACATTATGAAGACTTAATGGCTTGGCTGTTTGAGCCTTGGCCACTGTTGCTGTCTTAGACGTTATCTGGAGGTCTATTATCTTCTCAGCCCATGAACAGCCAGATAGCAAAAGGACGAGGGCGATACTACTTAGGAGCTTTTGTTTCATCTTCTAACTCCTTGAATATTTTCATGGTAGCTTTGTTGATTATTTTTTCAACCAGTTGTGATTTTTTTAAGGCCAGATTAGATAAATCGTGCTTCCTGAACATTTTCCGAAGGGCATCGATATCTGCCGATGCCAAATGAATTTTTTGATTGAGTTCGCCGATCAGTTTAGCTTGTTTTACCTGATTCTCGTTTAGCGTTTTGATTTCAGCTTGGGCAAGGTCAACGGCTACCTCAGCGGTAGCCAAATTCGAACGGAGAGTACCTATGGTTGCTTGGGTATCCTTATAATAGAAATAACCTATTCCAGCCATCGTTATCATAATGGCGCCCATGATCAACATTATTTTCATTGGTTCTTTACCCTTTCCTTGTGTTCATCCCATCTATCTTTATATATGACTGAATTGGCACTGTGGTCCTTGATAAATTTCTCATCAACCTTATGCCCTCTCCAAGACATAGAAAGAAACGGATAGGCTGTATGCGGGTAGAAAGCCATATCCATCATACAAGCAAATACTTGTGCCTGGATATCATCGATTTGCTCGTTGGAATTCCACATAACGGGTCGCAAATGTGCAAATTCTGGGAAATTCACATACGCATATTTCATAATCATTTCTTGGTGGACTTTCCAGCCCAGATTCACTGGCACTAACATAGCATCCGTGAATTGGCGCATTTTCTCATATGAACTGGAGAAATAAAAATCTCCTACCGCGAAGCCAAACATCGACATATCTTTTTCCAGTATTCTGGACAAATTCATATGGGTTACACAGATATACTCCAACTTAGTGGTGAATAGAATGCTTTCAAGGTCAACCGTGATGTCCGTGCGAGTTTTTACAACGATGTCTGTGGGTTCGGCATGAAGGACGTCCAGACCTATCTGGAGCGAATAGAACTGGCGGTCTTGATTGCCTTTGCCATACGGTGTTTCGACTCGTGGCGGCATCTTAGATCGAACAACGATATACGGCTCATCCGTTTGAAATGTGACGGGCTCATCGGTCCATGTAGACAATACAACCACGTCGAAAAGGTGACCGTATTTCTCAATCATGTACTTTACATTATGATTGGTATCAAATACCACACTTTCCATATCGGGTGTTAATTTGCCCGCTCGGCCCTCTGATATCATCGGGCCCTGAATAATCAAAAATCTTTTCATTAAAATCCCAATTCTTTCAATCTTTTAATGGTCATCTTGGCAGACGTATGATGAATGCCTATGCCTCCAGCAGTTTCCCATTCTCTGATATTCTTGTCGAAATCATCGATAAGGATATTCGGAATGCCATTGGCAATGGCGAATTTAATTTTATCGGCTCTCTTAACGATATGGACTTTGCCTGAAATGCTGCCCAAATGCTTCTTGACCCATTTCGTTTTCTCTTCTGCCGCACCCGGGTATCCGCCTGGTGCTGCCGAAAGAATGTTTATCCTGTACTTTTTGATGAATTTGTAAACTCTGATACCGTCACTCAGGACAGGAAGATTAAGCCAGAATTTGGGAGTTTTCATGATTACTCCCCAATCATCTTGGGTTATTTTGTTGTTGTCCAATCTACCACCGAATGGACGATCCATAGCTTTGGCAGCACCTTTATCGAAATCGGCTACAACGCCGTCGAGGTCAAGGTATATCTCTGGTAGAGAGCCGCGGGATGCTGCCTCTTGGAGCATGGCATGTATTATAAATCTTTTCATTCTTTATACTAGCAAATTTTAAGGGTATTGTCAAGTGTTTTTATTGGTATATGTCTTTAAATGTGGTCTTAGGAAACTTGACTATAACAGCCATTAGCTTTCTTGCGGGCATATCCACGCGCATGATAGGGATACCACTATTTGGTCTGATATTGATCGTCGCAAGCCAGCGGTGGTGTCCATCGATAATGAAATTATCTGAGGACGCGATAAGAGGCTTTCTTTTATCACTCAATACCGACTTATTCAACGATTTCACCATACCCGCTTTAGAGAATTCCTTTTGAACGGGCTTCAATTGTTTAGCGGCTACGGTATCACTTGTGATGGTTGCGCCGAGAGCCTCAAGATAGGCAAACAGTTCGGGGTAATGTTTTCCCTTCACCTGAGGCATTTTCGACCGAGGAATACCCAGAGACTTTGACGGATCAGGGATTTTGATTTGCAATTCATCCAATGCTTGTTCAACTGCAAACTTTTTATCGGGTGATTTGAAGTCTTTCTTCCGCATGACTGTTTTCATAGTCATATCGATCCATCCCTTAGACCTATCAAGGTCTAGAACAAAAGGTGAATTTATATCGGTATTATTGGATTTGATAACGCCCTCGGCATCGTCGCCAAGTTGTCTGATTTTACCAGCATGTTTCTTGGCTACCTTAGCAAATAGGGATTTTAGCTCGGCTGGCGTGATTTGTTGGCCGTTTCGGGCGTCATTAACGCGATCCAAGAAATGCTTGGTAAATTCCACATCTATCTTCATCTTGGAAAATGCATCATCGGCGTATTTCTCAACGCTATCAAGATCAGCCTTTGTTAGCTTGGTATCCTCTTTAACAAATGACTTGAAACTGGTGATATTACGGCGCAGGACTTTTTTCTTCTTCCGTTTCTTGCCGACAGGTGGGTCCTCTCCCGGGTTAATGCCCGCGATGGCTCCATTACCTACCGCCATTTCTTCCTTCTGCAACTTGGCTTTGCGCTTTTCCGCATGGAGCATGAAGCTAATGTCCTGTTTGGCGCGTTCACGGGTTTTATGCTTGGAAGATATCACTTTAGATTTGCCCGATAGCAAATCATCACCAGATGGTGGTGCGGTAAACACGGTCCAAGTTTTGTCTTCCATGTTGACAATGTAATAGCCCGCGAATTCCCAGGTAATGGCATCGATTTTCTTCATCTTGGTTACAGCTTCGGTAATTGGTTCGGCTGATTCCATCAGGGCCTGAAGAACCTCGGGCTTTGTTCTTATCTCGACAATTGATTGTGCCAACATATCGGCTGTCATATCCTCGGTAAGCATATCACCAACTGTCGGATTTTGATGCTCACGGATCAGGAGTAATGCCGCCGCATAGGACGCCAATCGAGTCTTGCCGAAGGGCAGCTTTTCGATCAACTTCTTTAGGTTGAAAACCATCTTATCAAATACGCGATAAGAATTTTTCTCGTCTGTGGTTGTGATTTTTTTGGTGGTTCTAGCACCACGGTCGTCAATGAGGCCGTTCTTGAAAGCTTCTGTTTCGTTGAATGGTTGGACCAGGCGTTTTAGGAACTGAAATACCAGAAATGTGTCAAATATTACTCCTGCCATTTAAATTTTCCTTAAAGCATCAACGATTTTCAAATCCATTGTTATGGTGTTATGTGTTTCTTCCCAATAGTTCAGGTAGAACAGAAAGGGCTTCAAAAATGACAAATATTCATCCAGTTTATGCACCAACATTACTGTGAGGGCATGATGTTCAAATACATTATACAGAACAACGAGGTGGTTGAGTATTAATCTTTCCCTCAATTCACCGTCGTTGCTGTATTTCTTGAATAGCCGCTTTATATACTTAATCCGTTTCAAGTCATCGTGGAACTCGCTTATGTCTTCACAATGTGGATTAGTATAATTATGGGCGGCGAACATGATAAAATTATTTCCAGTTAGATTCATAATATTAAAAAGATGCCAAAGTGATCCTTTTCCAAGTATTCGTTGCGGTGCAAATATACAAGTATGTAGTATCCCATTTAAAGTCGCCCGCAACTCCAGTTGCGCCAGATGTGGCTGGAGTATTCGCGGTAGCCACATTAAACTTACTGTTGTTTACGGTAAAGGATCCACTAACAGATGTATTCGCCACAACATTCGCGAAAAAATTGTTGACGGTAATCTTTTTATTCGTGGGAGTGCCGGAGGGATCATCCACAAAATGGATTAAGTCTTCCCCCGCTAGCACGGACCCCGCGGTCAAATCTGATATTTTTTGGTCAGCCATATGACTATTCCTCTATTATGTGTTAGAGTATAGAGTGCCGATGGTTGAGTTTGCCCCAGTGTAAGCGGCAGGCATTGTCAGATCGGAGTTGGCTGTGAATGTCAACGTATCCTTGATCGTACCACCATTCAACACGATTTCGGCAGAACCGACTGTATATGCTGCTTGGTTGGCATCTGTGGTCAAATTGAACATCAAACGGTTCGTGGTTGAACCAGAAATATAGGTAGCATATTGATCGGATGCCGTACCAGATACTGCATTGGCAGATGTCGCAACAACGGCCAAGGTTCTGATCTGAGGCGAACCAGTAACGGTCACGGATTCGTTGAAGGTAACCACAACATTTGCAACGCCACCAGCTGCCACTTGGAGGGCAGACCAACGAACGTCCACGATAGTAGCTTCGGCTAGTTTGCCGCCTGCCGCATCGCCAGCTAGTTGTCTAATAGCTACCAGAATCTCGTCTTTTGTGCGAGAATTGCCGTGCTGGTCGGTATAAGTCTTTCTGTGGACCCAACCCTGATTGGTTGCGATCACGTCCCGAGCGTCGATATTGGGATCAAGCGTAATAAACTTAGGCTTGGCATCATCCGACGTTGAGTCTGAATTTTTCCACAAGGGCATATTTTATCTCCTTTAGATATTTCTATCTCTATTTATAATTTCTTTGATTGCATTATATCGCGAATATTGCCTTCAAGAGAGCGGAATTTGTTTGGCTCATAAGACTCGATATACATATTTAATTCGTATTTGCCGCCGCCCATGCCGAATACCTGCATCTGGAGGGCTTTGTTCTTGACTTTCTTACCATTTTTCGTAACAGCGATAGAGAAAGAATTGGTATTACCTTCAGAAGGCTTTCTTGGACCAACCGCGACCTTGGTATGGTAATCGTCTTCATCTACCTCAAATCCACGCTCGGCGGCTTTGGCCACAGCATGTTGAACGGCCGATGAATACGAGTTATGGTAAACCACATAATCCGATTTCTTCTCAAGGACGAGGCTGCCTTCTGGTTCGGCTGATTCTTGTGTCTCTACCTTGGTGTTGCAACCACACTTGCAATCGGCGGGGCATTTACACTTACCAGTTTCATTTCCACAAGAGCATTTTTCGGTATCGCCACTATTCTCATCTTCGGTCATGTCAATATCCTCAGCAAGTACCCAGCCTTTCTTTAGAAAAGCTTTAACCTCTTTGGACTTGACGCGCTTGACTTCTTGAGTCTTGGGATTAGCCACCAGCTCTGTGTCTGTATTAAAGAATTTGTCTTTATCTACGGACTTGCTTTTTATACCTTTGTTCTTTCTGTCATTCAATCCCTGAAAAAATGATTTGCCTTGACGCTCATCAAGACTTTCCTCATCCATTTTCGTCAACGGTTTTGGAGTATGATCATGGGATTTCTCGCCGCCAAATAAGACTTTTACCGTCTTGTCTTTGCCATATCCCTTCCAGACTATCTCATGTGTATGACCATGGGCGCGGGTTGTCATAGGATCGAAATGATGGAAATCATGGGTATGTCCAGCGGAACTGTCGGTCGTCCATACGGCATATTCGTCGGATGTCATAGGCACAGCCGCTTGCATGGCCATATTACCTTTGTCGTCCATCTTTTTCTGAGGCACTTTAGCTTCGGCTTCAAAGAATAACTCCATCTCCTCGGCAGACATATCGTTCTCCTGAACGGCGGCTTTCAGGCCCTTATGAGATGCCCAGGCTTTAGCCATGAATTTCTCTTTCCGATCTGCGCCTTGAAGTGAATCAAACTTAGCCATTGCTTGTCTGGCGAGTGTAGGATTAACCTTCTCTTTCTTGCCATCCTTGAACGTGACGGGCTTCTGACCGCGGAGAGACACAACTTTACGGAGTTGCATGATAATATTTACAACTTTACCCTCGCCGTCATCTGCCTCTGAATCGTCATCAACATCTGCCACGTCCTTCTTGGACAACATGCCAGTCTGGCCCATGTGGCGACGGGCATCACGTTGGGCACGGGCTGAATTGCTTCGGGCCTCGGTCAATTCTTCAGCGTGGCTGATGTCCGCCCAATTCTTAGCTTTGCGGCTTGCCATCATAATTGCCGCTTCTTTATCAGGAACATTTTTGACAGTGATTTTACCGGTTCCGCCCTGTTTCTTTCTATAGAACACACGGAAGGTCTTTTTCGCTTCGCCAAGAATTTCGCCTCTCATTTGATCTAATACGCTCAAGGTTTCTTCTTCCATTTCAGTCTCCGTTGTCTTTAATGAATGGACATCTTGCTTACCGAGGCCCTCTTTGCGCCGTACTTTATATGCGGCTTCTTTTTCTGTGCGGGCTGTGACGGTGTGTTTACCGCGTGAACCACGAGTACCCATCATGTCCATCGAATATTCTGAGGATTCATCCATCGTCCATTTGACGCCGCCTGCAATTTTGAATTTTGGTGCTGCGGCTTCCCTTTCAGTTTTGAAATCACCCATACGGAGTTTCTGTGTAGCTTCGTCGGTAGGACCATAACCTTTAGGTGTACGATCAGTGATTTTTGCACCCTTCTTGGACTGGTTCTTCTTGACCTTCGCCAGTATATTTTTCAGATGATCTGCCTTGGCTTTACCTTTAAGAAACTCTTTACCCTCGCCCAAACCACCAGCTCCAGCATCTGCTTCACGGTGTCTTGGCTCTGCGCGATTGACTGCTTGGGTCTGGACTGCTAGATTTTTCGGATCGTTATTCTCGGGATTGTTGTCTTTGTGATGGACGTCCATTTTGTCGCCCTTCTTGACTTTACCCAGTTTCTCCATAGCATAGCGGGCTCGTTTTCTCGCACGGTTCTTAGCCATCTGTTCTGGCTTACCGTGATAATTGGCGCGTTCTTTGGCGTAGTCCCGCTCGGCAAGAGTTTCCTCTTCCAGCTTAGGATTGACCTCAACAGGCTCCTTCTTAGCTTTCTTGCCCTTCTTACCGTCATCCGCTTCTGGATTATCCGTCTCTACGGAATTGTCGTCGTCCTTGGTCTTCTTATTACCAGCGGGCGCCGCAACACCTTGCTTCTCTGTTCTGGTATGAACTTCCACAATTTCCCAGCCCTTTGCCAACCATACGGATGGGAAAGCAACCTCTCTTACAGCACCATTTTTGGTAATCTTAGTCTTCATTTTTCTGTCCTACTGCGGCCATTTCGGAGGCAGATGCCCCCATTTTTTCCAGCTCTCGCAAGCCGTCTAAACGTTGCGTGGTACCAGCGACCATGTTATCACTGATCGATTGAATCTGTGCCGCGCGGGTATCAACGCTATTTCTCAATACCCCGGATACGGCTGCTACAAGCGGATCGTCTTTTTTGTGCCATGGATTGATCATATCAATACTCCTAATTATCTATGTTTTCTAATACTATTGATAAGGTTCAATAGATTTCTGGTTTCTTTGATAGGTTCTTCACTATCGGGATACATCTTCTCGATTGAGATATGAGGACTATCCTTCAGGTATTTATCTTTGAGCTTTTTCGTACCCATTTCGCCTGCTCCACCATCTTCTGGTAGCAAATCTGCATCCTCATAAAGGGCTGAACCGCCAGTTGCGAAAGAGTTGACTCTTGCAAAGGCATACTGTGAGGGCGTTAGGTGGTCGACGTTCAGGCTTTGGTGCTCATCCAGACCGCGTTGGTAAACTTGCTCTAATACCTCCAGCGGGATATTCCATTTGTCTGCCTTGGCTTCAAGAGCCTCGTGCTGGCGTTTTTGGTTCCGCTTCGCGAGCAGGTCCTTGCGGACCAGACGTTTGGTCTTCTTGGCTTCGCGCTCAATCCGTTTCTGGATTGCCTGAGATTTATTGATTCTGTTGCCGATACGGACCCTATCAGCTAATGATTGGTCGCCCTTGGTCTTGCCGCCAGAAAGTCTTTCTGCCGCAGATGCCCGTGCATGACGCCGTGCGATCTTCTCGGACCTTGCGGCGATATTTCTTGATGGATTACGCTCGGCTTTCTTGCGGCCGCGTTTGATTTTTGATCTGTTGACGCCCTTGAACTTGCGGCGCATTTTCAGTAGGTCACCTACTTTAAGCTGCCGTGGAGCCTCGTCTAACACTTCTTCGGTCATTACACCTAATCCTTTCCTTACGTCAGCCATAACTTTCTTTGCATCTTTGACTATTCGTCTTGGTAAACCTGAGGCAAATGATTTTAGATCACCATCTGCGGCGAACTGGCGCAATTTTGTGGCGCTAATACCTGCAGGTCCAGATGCATTGTCGTCCCGTTCTCCCGAGGACACGATTTTTATATCTTTGAAGCGTAATTTGAAATGCCCTAGGGCAGCTTTGAAGCCAGATATTTCATCCTTACCCACGACAAAAATCAAATTATCATACTTTCCGTCCATTTCACGGAGAACATCTTTTATATTCCTATGGGAGGATTTGACTGCAATATCGCCAAAGGCCTTGGATACCCATTTTATCTTCTGTTCATATGTTAGGGGATTTTTGGCATTGCCAGTGGTGTGGGAAATATACAGGAATGGATCTGCGTTGGCTTTCCGTGCTACGCTCTTCAACGTATCTACGACAAGCTGGTGACCATTGGTCACGGGGTTCATACGTCCCCATCCTATCACCACGGTATCTTTCATATTCCTCACCGGTTTGGCGTACCCTAACAGCGTTCTATGTATTTATAAGAAATTGGTTGTTTGGCTCAAATAATACTTGACAACCATGCAATACCATGTTATAATAGGTATGTACCCTTATGAATGTTACTTATGAATATGACTAACGATACCTGACATCCAGTCAACGGTAGTATGGGTATACGCCTTAGCTGCGGCCACATTCTGTTTACGAAATCCCATAAGAAAATCTTTAGTTGCCTGGTCATTGACATAGATGGATAGAAAGGTATCCGATACCTTTTCATATGCTTTGATGCCAGTCATTATGCCTGATTTGAGTAAAAACGAGTTCATTTCTTCATCCATGTCTGTATTGCACGTTTGGTTTTTGCGATATTCTTTCGAGGATCACCACTACTTGTATCTATAAACAGTTTATTCTTGCCGAATACTGGCATCAATTTATCTCTAACCTTCTGTGTTACTAGAAGAGAAGATTTGAGAATTTTAGGATCGACTGTTCTACCACCACCCGAAAGGCGTTTGTTGCTTCTATCTTGAATCGTATCGAAAACCCTCTGGAAGTTTTCGTCTTTTGACAGATCAAGCATAGGTTGAACACCAACCATTATTGCAAACGTTTTGTAACCTTGGTCTTCCAAAAGCTTTTTCTTGTTAGCTACCGCACCCAGATTGCCGCCGGTCTCGACAAACACCACGTTTTTTCTGGCGCTGGTAACATCGGCGTTCTTTCTTTTGGTTATTTCATTTGCTACTACCCTCGCGCGGGTGACCGTTGGCTTTGACGTTTTGAAGAAATCCATAGGATCATCAAGATCGGCCATTTTAACTGGTTTCTTAGCGTTCGCTTTCTGCTCAGCCGTCTTTGGTTTGGGAAGGGAAATGGTCATCGATAGACCGAATTTCTTCAACATTTTGTCTAGAGGCTCGTCGGTATCGATCAATTCAAAGCCCAGGCCTTTAACGATGGCCTGTTCTGCGATGGTAGATTTACCAGAGGCAGCACCTCCCAGAACCCAAACGGCGCTGGGCTTTGGCGTCTTAGCTTCCTCGATATGTGTGGTAAATGATTTCATTGGATTATGCCTTCATCGTGTAGTTTATTAGTCCATGTGGTGCCTTGATTTTGTCCATTGCCGAGGCGAATGAAAAATTCAATTTGACTTTTTTGGTGGAAACAACTTTGAAATGGATATCACCACGAAGCCATTTTGTTTTGTCTAGATTCGCTTGGAGAAAATCTTTACCTGCCAAAATTCGGTACATTTCATCCATGGAATTCTTGTCGTTTTTTAGCATACTCATGGTTTTTTGACTTAAAAATGCACTGAATGATCCAGGAGCATGTTTGGCGATCTTTGGATTATTGTCTTTGAAAGATAGCATCTTTTGAATGGCTGCTAATGTGGCTGGAGACAATTTTTCAGGATGTTTTTCATGGGCGACGATATCGCGGAAGATATCAAGGACATTGGATTTCGTCACTTTATTTTTGAGGATATGCTTTTGGCCGTAATAATACAGGATTTCTCGACCACCTCTTTTATTTTCCAACATATCTATGGTAATTCCTGCCTCTTTGGCAGAAATCACGATATCACGAAAAACTGAATTTTTCAAGGTCTTGGCATCTTTCATGCCCTTGGGTAAAATATTGGAGAAGAATGATGCCGCCGCGCCTGTACCAAACTTACTGGAGACTAAAAGGATTGATCCATCAATCAATTCAATCGCACTATCTATCCCTGGAAAGCTGGGATCATCGGGCAACACAAATGTTCTTGGCTTCTTTTTGATGATTTTTGGGGTTATTCCACCACGATCACCTCTGTTTTTGAATGCAAGATAGCCGATCAATAACTCGCCAATGAAAGAGCCTAATTCCGTTTTATGTGCTTTGGCTATGTCTGATCCCCAATCGATAAATGTAGGATCGGATTGCTTGAAATAATTCTCCATAACCGAAATGATTTTCTCATTAACATTCGGATTGGCTTTCAAACCTTGAAGAGTTTTATCGGCGATTTCCTTGGCGCTGGATAATACGAAACTTTGAACGGGCACACCAGCAATGGGAAAAACCTTAGCTTTTGTCCTCGCTGATTTCAATAGATTAGCCACGTCAATATTCAGCCTTTGGACTTGCCCTTTTTCACTGATGGGCTTGGAGATTTCCTTTTCCATCATAAATCCAAACATGGTCTTATTATTTTTCTTGTATTGGATTTGGTATCTCGGCTCATATGATGGCATAATAGGCACGGTAATTGGATAACCATGCTTTAATGTATCAATTTGTTTCTTTTCCGCATCAAATACCCGGGCGAAACCCGTTTTTGGAGATTGGACCAAAGTTTCCACAATTTTTTTACTGAAATACTTTTCCCACTTCTCTTTTCCTGTTGCAGCCATATAAATACTCCTTATGGAGTATTTATAAGCCAGTGACCTGCAGATATAGTTGATTCCATTCACGGCGTGTCCATGCCGGCGCCAAATCATCGACCCAAACCTTGAACATCTCGTTGGTAACAACGGTATAAGGCGAGATATCGATCTTGATCTCGGCACCATCCGGTCCATGGAAGGTATGCCAGATTTTTCTGGTATCTTCGTCCTCGAAAATCTCTTCGGTATAGGTGTAACCTTGGTATTCCATTACACTTCCTCCGTGGTCAATTCGACTTCGCCGTAACCGAATTCTCTGATAGCGGCGCTATACTGGCGACGGGCATATTCCTCGGACAAATAATGCTTTGTCGTTTTCGGGGTTTTTATGGTAATCATCAACATTTTGGTATCTCTCATTTCTCTCTGTTTTCTCATTCTATATACATCTTACGACATTTCCGCCGTAATGTCAACCATTATTTTTGATGAAATGAGCGAATTATTGCGAGTTCTCTTCCAATCTCCCGCAGTGCCTCGGCACAATAGGCTATCATAAGGGCTATTACGAAGAGTATAAAGCAACCCAGGATAAGGAGAAAATATATCATGGTACCATCCTTTATTTTTATGCTGCCCTACGGTGGGCGTACCGCCGCCTTTCGGCAAGTTGTGACAACCTCAATTGTCCGTCTAGGGGCTCCCACATCTTTTTGGTCAAATTATCCAAAATGAAATCATCGGTCATATTGGGATTCTTATATCTGGTCCAAACAAAGTAAGGCCAAAGACTCTGGCCACAACGGACGCCTTTGTTTTTGCCAACACACGCTAAAATCTGTTCTCCCATGTAACTTTTACTCAGGAGAAATTCATGAATACACATCAACTGCCCGTGTGCCGTCCAAGAAGAATGGAATACAATAGGATCATCTTTGATCAGCGCCTGGGCGCCCTCAAGGGAAGTGACATTCCATACTTGGCTTCCGCTGCACTTTTTTGTGGTCGCCGCCGTGACGTTCCATCCAACCATTTCAGATTTGATTTCGACGGGGTATCCGTCCTTCATGGCGTCATGCCCATGGATGCCGCGGTTATGATCTAATTTCAACATATAGGCGACAACTGCTTCCTTCGTTGTGCCCGATCCCTCTTCCGACATTATGAATTCGATAGCATGTCGAATTTCCTGAGGAATTTTATCAATCTTGCCGATGGCCCAATAGGAGCAATAGCGAATAATCTTGGTATAAGGGGTCTTTTTCATGATTCTCTCCACGTTCTCTGTTTTCTCATTGTATATACATCTTACGACATTTTTAATGTAATGTCAAGCGTTATTTTCGATTTTTAGCATTTCAGTGAACCGGATATATAAGCCGAGTTCACGCCCGTATGCTTCAATCTCCCATGGATAGTCCCAGTAATCTATCTCGGCGAAATCAGTTTTCTTGCCTTGCCATTTGACTAAATCGGGAGCTGCCATATATTCCATCATCTCGCCCTTAGCATACTGTTTCACATGAACCATTTCATGGGCTAGTATTCTCAGGGTATCTGCGATTGGCATATCAGCATCTAACCGAATGGTGAAATCTCTTCCACGGTCATTCGTATCATCCCAAGTAGCTTCGCCGTTTATCCCATCATCTATATCAAGATTTTTGATGAGGTCTACATCTATCATCAGGACAGAAGAAAGCCGCGATCCCATGAGCAACCCAGCATAGAAATGGGTCGCCATGATAATCGCGGCTTTTTTAGTCTTGTTTTTCGTGGAGACGTTGACAATCATTTTTTCTCTCTCTTCTCACTATAATCATAATAGCAAATAAGAGAGGTAATGTCAAGCGTTTTTATGGTCCAGGGCGATATTTTTTATTGTGATAATCGCTATTGGCCACACTTTTCTCATGGTGCCTAGGCGAACAACACGTTTGGGCATTGTCAGGATTATCATTGCTGTGTTCACCATCCTTATGGTCACCATGCAAACCAGTCACATAATCTTTCTCGCTCATTCCACCGAGAGTAACATAAGTTGTGTAACATGCGGGATCGTCAGGGTGTCCAGGCAAGGACGGACAAATCTCACACCGTGCGCTGCGGTCAATAGAAGTGCCATCTTGGACGAAAGCTGAACTGCTTCCTCGACTACGAGTTGATGTTACATTACTTAATGCTTTATCGGCTTTGCTATATTGCTCCAGTAAGAAAGCATCCCATTCAGTAGGATTCCATGTGTGGACTGAAAAGAACTGTTCAACGCCGGCGGCATTGATAGGAGAATCCACAATATGTACGTCATATTTGTAAACAGCGTCAATCCAGAAATCAATAACTTCCTCAGGAATACCCCTCTTTATCATCAAGGACCTATACTCGGCTAAATCAGTCCAGTTGTTGATGCCTTCAATCATCGGCCAGCGTAACTGCCGTCCTAATACTTGGACTACATTCTGGTGACAATCAAGCACTTTTACGATATGTCGATCCTTACAAATAACAATACCAACACTATTGTTTATATTGACCGATTCTCCCGCATTATTGTTGGCAACCATAACGTCAATATCATTATCAGAATCATTTACAATCTGAACCATATTATATGAAGTGAAAGCGTTCAGATTATTATATTTCGCCTCGGAACGCCCCTGAGAATAACCTGAAATCCTTTTACTTTCAGAAATATTCAGTGCCAGTCGTTCTTGATTCTCATAATCCAAAGATAAGGTTTCAAAGATGTTCATAGCAGAGATAGGATTAGGATTGTTGGGGTCGTTGTTCATGCCTTGAATGATGAAAGACATATTGCTCTTTTTAAGATCGAAATGATCTTCAATATCTGCTATCTGGCTCTTTAATGTTTTGAACTCTTCATGTTTTTCTTGAATAACATCAAACGTCAACTCGCCACAGTCAGTGACATACGGAGCTCCATCCAATCCGAACAGTTTTGCCCGATCCGAATATAGATAAATGTCTCTCACTGCCGCTTGATTGAATGTTAAGATATCTCGGTCGAAAAAGCTAGAAATTATCTTATATTCACTGGTATTCTGGGTAGTTTTCAGAGGCGTAGCAGTTACCAGAAAAACCGCAACAGCATCTAGACTTGTGATAGTGTGATGCCACGTTCCTGTATAGCTGCTTCCGAAGTTGTATCCAGCATTCGTAGAAGCCTGATACCCATTGGCAGTCATGTAACCCTTGTGTCCCTCATCAGTAATCACAACAGTAGAAATCATCTGTGTTAAGCGATGGACTACATTTTGGTGACTGGAGATGCCAGTCGGATGACTAATGAGAATAGTGTTCTTGTTGGGATCAATAGAAGGAAGGGGAGTTAATCCTGTGAAATCCGTATACATAATCACTTCACAGCTTGAATCCACACTCTTTACTACATCCATATATACTTCATGTAAAGAAGCATGATTGGGAGAAGTATAAATCTGGAGCATAATATCAGTGTGACTGACCAAAAACGGAGCAATGGCATTACAGTATGAGTATGTTTTACCAGCTGATGTACTCAAAGCCGCAACATATAGCAAATCAGGGGTCAAATCCAACTCAAGATTTTCGCGGATTTGTTCGATTATGGGATAAACAATGTCTTTTTCCTGATAATCGTACAATCCCCTATCTTCAAGGAACTCTTTCAAGTCTTTCATCATATATCTTTCTGTTCTGATCTTGTATATACCATTATATCAAAGATCGTGGTATTTGTCGAGCGTTTATTTGTGCTTTTTGCAAAATAAATTTGGGTGTAAATCCACCAAATCCTCTGCCACCCTCACATTGGCGCTTGAACTTCCTTGCTTTTGATCTATCGGCGAAAGTGGCGATGATCATTCCAGAAAGGATTTCAAAGACTGTCCAGTCGCCGCCGTCTAGCATTTCAATGCGATATTTGGTCATACGTTGAACCCCGAAAAATCTCGTTTGCCCATCTTTTTGGTTGCCCATTTCATTTGATCATCTTCCTTTGCCCTTTGTCCGTACTGTGAGTTGTCCATAACGGGAGTATCGTCTTGATCATCGTCCGTCTGTGCGGATTGTTCGACGTTGTAAAGCCTCATTTTCGCCCTATCCACACCAACCACAAACCGTTTGTATGTATTGACGTCCGCATACCTGTTTTTTAGCTGTTTGACCATAATCTGATTCAACGCCTCAAGCTCCTCATTGGTGACCAGAGCCACCATCCAATCTACGGTCGCTGGAAGTCCGAAGGACTCAGATGTATCTTCCATGCCAGGGTCTGAATTAGAGAAGCCAGAGCGGGTTGTTTGTGTCGCGGAGATGATGGGCAGATTTTTTTCAACGGCAAGCCCTCTTATCTCTTCGGCTATCGATTTGATATATGTGTAGGAATTGACGTTGGCACCAAATTTCATTCTCACCGAAATACAGATGTTGAGGTAATCGATGAAGATAACCTTGGGCACAAAATTCCTTTTCAGCTTCAACTCGTTTAGGAGATGCCTGAATTGACCCACACCAGCAGCCGCTGTGGGATACTCATGGATGATCAATTTGCCCTTTGTTCTGGCTTTTAGTCTGCCAATCTTGTCGTCAAATACACTTTTATCGGTATGTTCAATATCATCCAATCGGATATTCAGGAGATTCGCATCGATCCTTTCGGCGATTCTCTCTTCTGCCATCTCCATGGTAATGTATAGAACGTCATTGCCCGACTCCAGATATTTCGCCGCCATGTGGCACATGACCAGAGTTTTGCCTACGCCTGTACCAGCCAAAAGCACATTCAGAGTTTTGTTGGGCAACCCGCCTTTGGTGATTTTGTTGAAATATTCCAGATCGAATGGAATACGGTCTTCCTTGAGGTGATAGAAATCGAACCTATTCTCGGCGTCTTCCAGAAAATCATGGCCGATGTGGCTATCAAAACATACGGACAGAGCCTTTGTCATAATCTCAGGAATGGACCCAGTCGATTTGGTGGCATCATCGCTGTCGATAATAGCAATCGATTCCATAATCCCGTTATAGACGGCTTTGTCCTGACAGAATTTCTCCGTATTCTCCATGAGCCATCTATCGTCCATGGCGTCATGCTTTGCCGCAATGATATCAAGGAGGCTATTTGCAAGATCGAATGACCCTTCGGTCAGTTCGGGATCATTGTCCAGTTCAATGGCAATGGCCGATTTCGTAGGTATATTGTTGTATTTTTCAAAGAATCCTTTCAGTTTGAGGAAAAGAATTCTTTCAGTTGGGTCTTGAAAATAGGCATCATCAATAAACGGTAGTACCTTACGGTTGTATTCTTCATCAAAAAATAAACTATTGAGAATCGTCGTTTCTATTCGGCTCATCTTCTCTCCTGGCAAGCTCTTTTTCAATAATATCACAGAGGATTTCGAACAAGATTGGTTCGATTTCCTCGCCGATTGTCATGTCGTTATGTTCTATTATATCATAGGAGAACCGAAAGTTCAACCCTTCATCTGTCGCTGGATCAACATTATCTGGGATGGATACCCAATTATATCGATATACGACATTTTCAAAGGCACCCTCCCTAATAACAACAGCGTACCAGGGGTCTTCGTCGGTACCATGTTCAATCGTTTCATATTTTATCATTTATGTGCCTCACATAATGTCCTGAGCCAGCTACCGTCCCTAATTTCGCCTGGCTCACCACAATCTTCGCATGTATTTTCTGATAGGTGTTCTGCGCCAGATATGATGTCCATAATTTCAATCGAGGATGCCGAGGTATAGAATCTCAAAGAGCCGAATTTCTCTTTCACTTGAAAGGCGACCACCTGGTGCCCGGTCTTATCAGATAGGGCTTGGAGTTCTCCGCAAAGATCGTCAATGATTTTATACCAACCATCGCCAGTTTCGATCTGAATGAAGAATTCGCCAGGGGGAAATATCTTCGGATACTTATTGAGTAACGCCTTTTCACGCCACGCTTTCATCTTCATCTCCTTCAGTCTCTTCGGCCATAGAAGAGCCGTATAGATACATCTTGCCCACTTGGGCATCACAAGCATCCAGAACATCTTGAGTAAAATACTTCTCAGGGTTGCGATAGATTTCTTTCTCCCATTGCTTTGAACCATCTTGGAGTTCAATGCGCCCGGCTTTCTTCCAGATGCCAGAAGCCACAGCAACATCAGGGAGACCGTGATAACGAGACAGACCGTCAGCATAGGTGAGTTCTACACGGGCAATACTCTTCTCTTTGGTGAGCCGTGATTTCTGGAGACGGCATGAGATAATGTTACCCACAAACTCGGTACCGTCTTTCACCTGAGCCTTAGACAAGAACACGATTGTAGAGGCTGAATATTTCAAGCCACTGTTATGTGACACCACACCATTTTCTAAAACATAGTTGCCGTTATTCAATACAGTAATATCCATTACTGATTGTTTGCCAACAGGGCGTATAGATTTGATTTTCAGATTATTCATAATATACGGATTTCCTTGATACCATTTTGTTTTAGTAAATGATTATATTCATTTGTTAGTTTCATGCCGTATGAAACACTTTTTCCGATAACAGGACCTATAGATATTTTATTTTTCACATGGGTTTCCTTTCCGTCCAGGAACACTATAACACAACCGATATTTGCTTTTTCAGAAAGATATTTTTTAGTTTCCTTGCTGTGTTTTTTACCCGCAAAAGCATTAGGATTATGTTTATGGTATTCCTTATTCATCTTACTAATATGAGCCCTGGTTTCCGCTGTATGGATTTTACCATAGAAAGGATTGTTCTCACCACTCATGCTACTGTTACCATAGAAAGGATTGTTCTCACCTCTCATAGCATCAGCCGCATTTTTTCTATGAATCTCAAACATCAAAGATGATTTACATCTGTTACCTTTACTATTTGACCTATTCATCATAGAAAAAGCATAACCCATAGACCGTTTTGCTTTTGACTCTTTACACATTTTCAATAATAACCAATGGCAAAGAAAATGTTCTCTGGGAGTTAGTGTTGCGATATTATATTTCGCGTTAGAACCACCGAGACATTTGGGAATAATATGATGTTTTTCAACATATTGGAGTTCCCTTTTCTTTCTTCCATTAGATATTATTTGAAAATACCATTTGGTATATTTGTTATCAATAAACATGATTTCTCCTTCATGCTTATTTATAAAAACAATATTTTACGTCTGTACCACCGTGAAGTTTTCAAGGTCTTTTTCAGCTATTTCTCTGGTAGTGATCCATTCGCCTTCAGATAAGAAACGGTGGTCCTCTGAACAAATGACTCTATGACCATCCTCAAACACTATTTCATAACATGGTTTTTCATAAAAATATTTGTCTGTTACTTGTCCAAAACCATCCTTAGTTTCAACCCACGAATCTACAACTACATCTTCCATGCGCCGCAAACCATTTTGTGTTCTAATAACAGTTTCAGGAACAACACAGCCACCGCCCATTTGCTTGCCACCATACATACTCATGGAGTCGTATGTATGATTGGTGACTAGCAACGGAATACCAATCTTGCCTAGTTTCAACGTCAGCACTCTGAATGTGGCTTTTGCGATAGCCGCGCGGGTCATATCTTTCGTTTCAGAACCCTCAAGGGTATCCTCAATCTCTTTGGTCGTTGAGAGCATACCAAAGGAATCCAACGCCATAATCATCGGGCGCTTCTCTTCCTGTTTCTCGTAGTTGTCCAAAATCTTGAGGGACTGGGTCCGAAACTCTTGGATGGTTGTAACAGGCACAATCATTACTCGGGTTGAGTCAATGCCACGGTCTTCAATCATATTCTTGGAGATAGCAGACTCAGACTCAAAGAAAATACAAACACCCTCTGGCTCATTATCCAGAAAATGCTTGATAACACCCAAGACGAAAAAGGTCTTGCCCGTGGCTTCTTCACCAGCAATAGCGGTAATCTTGTTGTTTGGAATGCCACCGAAAATGCTACCGCTCATTAGAGCATTGAACATATACGACCCGGTATCCATAAAATCAGTAACATCACCCGCTGTGACGCCATCGGCTGCTACCGCGGCATACTCGTTATTGATGCCTTTGGTCATTGTTTTAAAAAAGTCAGTCATATTTTCTCCTATGAATAAATTATTGTTCGTATGATGCTCAAACCCTAAATGGTCTATAAACAGGCCATAAAGAGCCTTTATGGCCTGTTTATAGACCAAAGAATGTCATTATATAAATCCGAACACCAAGGACGAATGCTATCCAGAAACATGCTATAAATCTCGCTTGTTTGATTCAATTCACTGGATTTAGAAGTTCAGGGTCCATTTGAATAAATGATACTGACCCTGTAAAAACACTATGGGTAAAAACATGAATACCAAAATCGTCGGGGTGAGTTTAAGGACTCTCATTTTTCATCTTCTCATAGGCATAGGTATCCGATGAACCATATGCAGGGCATACAAAGAACCGCTCTGGCATTTGCCCTGGGTCACGCTCTTCTTGGGATGCTCCAGTAATGAATGGTCCTGCGTTTTCCCAGTTGGCTATCTTGTTCATTTTGTTCAACATATCAGCCGCTTGTTCCAACATCACAGCCGCTTCTTTCCACTCACGGTTAGGAGCCATTCGCATCTTGGCTGCCATCACACTCATATCGGCAGTTGTGTATTTCATTGGGATTTCCTCGCTGCATTCCGCGCCCGTACACTACGATTATGGAGCCAATGTGCTATCGCATATAAACCAATGGCTGCGATAACAACAGTAAAAACAGCAAGTCCAATAATATCAGATATAGTCCAAATAAACATATCATGTTCCTCTCATTATATAATAATAACATATCCGCTGGGTAATGTCAACCGAAAAACGCTTCAAGGGTCGCGCTATTATCGGTCTTCCATCCAATCACATCGGCGATATTTCTAACAGGCGTCATGAAATTCCTATCAAACTGGAGGTCATAATCGATGTATTTTTCGATCCCGAATTCCTCAGGCAGTTCTGTCGATACGCAAAGCACAGGAGAACCGATTGGATTGGGCTCTACCAAATAGCAGGCTTTGATTTTCTCGCCCTCCCTGATCTGTTCATACTTCTTGGTCAGCTTCCGTTCGTGGAGAAGATGGTTGAAAATCAACGCGCCTTTAACATGGAATGGTGTGCCGAGAATGAAAATGCCTTTTGTGTCGGCATACTTTTTCATACCATTCACACCAGATGGTTTCGCCACGTCCATGAAATCCATCTTACGGAACTTTTCCTCAAAGGCAGTAATATGTTCGACTAGCTCGGCGGGTGTGCCATTCAACATAATCCGTAGGCATTCCCGAATAGCTTCCCTACACTCATAAGGAGTTGAAGATCGAACAACCTCAAGTCCCATAATCTTCACTTGAGGTTCGGCATATCGGACGCCCTCATTATCAAGGACGTTCAATGCATAGCGTTTTTTGTTGGTCCATATACCGTTAGTTGCAATGACCTCGCGCTTCATTTTCATTTTTTGCTTGGAATTAAGTGTCTTAGCAAGGTCTTGATAACATCGATCAATAAACGGTTCAATTTTAGTGCTTGCCACCTTATCCAAAAAGGAAACGATCTGTTCCTTCGGAGTATCCCCTTCCACCGGGAACACAGTATCAACAAGGCCACTAAGATTGAGATAGACCGAATCTGTATCGCTTGCAATAACATAATCTTTGCCCTCCGTCTTTAGGAGATTATTCAGATACTTATTCAACTTGGTCTCAATGAATCTGATGGCGACTTGGCCCGAAAGTGTAATGGCCTCGGCGTTCCGCAAATCGTAAAATCTGAAATACTGGCTGCCCATGGCGCCATATGCGGAGTTAAGAGTGACTTTCAATGCCAACTGGAGATTGCTATACCTTGAAATTTCATCATCGGTCAGAGCCAGTTCATTTTTCAGTTCCTGGTCGGATAGTTCTTCTAGTTTTAATACCACCAAGTTGCTCCCAATATTTAACTAACTCATTCCATTGTAACACATTTCCACCCAAACCACAAGTAAAAACGTGTTCTTCTACATTTGCCCAATCATGGCAGACTGGACAACAGAATTCTATTTTCGGCTGGCTATCTGGGCACATTTTTTTCTTCCTCCAACATCGGCGCATTTTCTACTACAGAATCTATTATTCTTACTGGGAATAATTTCAAATTCTGAGCCACATTGGACACAGCACCTTATTACTCTATGGATCATATTTTTATCTATTAATACTTTGGGTTTCTTAATACCATGTTCATTCAGTATTTTTTTCAAATAAGAAACGCTTATTCCATAATATTCAGCAAGATCAGATCGTTTTTTGTTTTCGTTTACATACAAATTGTATAGTTCCTCATATGAGGGATCAATTTTTCTTAGTGCCCGTTTCTTCTCTTTATATGATCTTTTTCTTGCGGTAGTCCATTCATAACTACGAGATCCTTTACCCTCAAATATGTTTTTCAGCGGTCCTCCAGTATTGAATGTTCCCAGACGACTAATTAATTTTTCCTCATACTCTAAAGCATCATTTTCCACTTCACTTTCAAAAATATGTTGAATAATAGGAATATTATTATTTTCCATCAACCTTTTGATATGACTGTAAAGATATGGATTACTGCTGGTTTTGGGGTTATTCCATATCGATTTCTGCAAGTGGTGTTTACTTCTTCTATGCTTTCCTTTACCCACATAAAATATTTGAGCGGTCATGGGGTCTGTTAGAGTATACACATAATACATCTTTTTATCCTACTTTACTATATCCTATATTCGTATTTATACAAATCAGGTTTTCAACCCGCGGGATTCAATTTCTTTTAGGATTTCTTCTTTTCGCTTTCTAGCATCCATCATCTTGTTTTTTGCTGTCACACGACCATCATACATTTCACCCATGATGGTTGATAACATACCCTCAAATTCACGGGTATACATGGCACCATTCCCGGCGACAGAGAAGGTATCATGGAGTGGTTCGGTAACTCTCTCGTAAATGATATCCTCAATATTGATATCCATCGGCTCAGGCTGAATGGTTTCTGGTCCGATATTGAACTGGCGAATAAGCATTGGATACATAGAGGCTAGATCGAACGACATAACCCACTTATGTTCGCCAATCAACGGCTGTTTAACATATGCTCCCTCGTAGGTATCCGACTTCTGATATACCTTCTTGGGTGAAACCACAATGCCCCTATTCAACAAATGGTTGGCAGTAATTGTATCCCACATCCTCACTTGCTTCTGGACATCAGGGATATTCACCTTGGTCAGGTACGCCAATGACAGGATCAAATCGATCAAGCCCAGCTTATCGTCAAGGCGGTCGACCAACACAACGTCCTGAATGTTGTATTCGATAAACTTTTGATAATCATTCTTATATAGGAGATGGAGGGCGCCGTGTTCGGAGTAATCCAGTTTCTGCTCACCCAATTCAATCCATGCAATGTGATTCAGTTTGTAGGATTCTTGGGAACCACCACCGAATTTCTGGTATAGAATGATGTAATCGGCTTCGGCAACGCCTACAATCTCGTAGGCTTGAACTCGGTTGCCATACCCTTGGTTGAATGTCCGTTCATATATCTTACCCCAGGGCGATAGCTTGTTCGCTACCTTTTCGCCCATGAGATTGGTAATTCGATTCACCAGATAGGGAATATCAAAGAGCTGGATATACCATCCAGTCACAACATCGGGATAATCGGATGCCCAGAAATCCAGAAAGTTCAAAAGCAATTCTTTCTCATTCTGGCATTTCCGATAGAACACCTTATCTGGTGTTTTGTTGTCGAATTCCCCGCAGCCAAATACCCAGTATTTGCCACCGATACCTACCGTGATCGATACGACTTCCTCTGTGGCTGGACCTGGTTCGGGGAAACCATTTTCAGACGCAACCTCAATATCGATATTGGCAACGCGGAGTAATGATGAATCGAAATCGATATCACCATTCCATCGCTCGTTAATGTATGCGTAATTGTATAGGTTGTTGCCATATACCGTGACGTTGGCTACGTCACTATATGACTTGTAGAAATCCCTGGCTTCGCGGATGCTTTCAAACTGCATAGGACTGACATTGGTGCCATCCATAGCTTTGAAGCCAGAGTCTGTTTCTTGGGTTGCCACGTATAGGGTGGGCTTGTACGGCACCTTCTTAGAGTAACGTTCGGTACCTCGAACGCCTCTAAGGAGGATATTATTGCCGTAAACTTGAACGTCGGTATAAAAATCCATGCAATCCTCTAATCATATTATATTCTATCATAACATAATTTGTAGGGAATGTCAAGAGGGAAGGATAAGCCCCGGTCCCGCAGGTGTCAAAAGACCGCCAGTCATGGATTGATATTGGTTGAGCAATTGCGCCACCGGCTTGTACGAAAATAAAATCGCATCGTTCCGAATCCTCAATTGATCCTCATCTGAGAGCGGACAATAAATGCCCATACCAACCTGTGGCTCACCATTTTCATCCATTGCGATCTGAATCACGATGGGCTTTTTAATGATTGTGTCACTTTCGGCGTATGCCAAGGTAGTGCCAATAATCTCTTCACCGCTCGTTAGTTTCAAAACTTTTACCGTCATAATAAATCTTTCTGTTGTTACCAGGTATAGCCATTGTGATGCATTGGATTGCACCCTGGCCATGTGTTACACCTATACTTATACTGCAAGGGATACTCGGCATGAAGGTATGCCATATATGCCTCATACTCGTTACGGGCAGCCTTCCTCGTCTTGTGGTTCTGCCACATCTTTTTGAAAATGTTCATTAGTCTCTTTCTTGTATTCGTCGGGTACCACACCGTATCCTACTGTGCGATCCCACTCTCTTTGGGTGTATGTGTTTTTAGAATAATTCCATTTGAGTGTAGACTGTTTTACCATTTTGCTTCTCCGCTTTTAGGATTTCGCCCCGATTATCTCCCGAGGAAGAACAATGAATCCATCCGCCTGTTGGCGAGTCGATGAATTCGAAAATCAACTGGTCGAAATCTAAATTATTGGCAATCCATTTACCTAATGCCAGGCAGTCCACGGTCTTAGCATGGAAATCGGCTGCTTCGCCTTTCGAATGCTGCGACCGGGTTGATCCTCCAATAGCCTCATTTAAGGCAGCGGATCGATATCCCGACGTAATGATAATGGCACCAAATTCATCTCTACATGGTTGCAAAATATTTTCAACTAATCTCATAAGATTAGCAATATGGTCGTCTGTAGGCTCGTTAGAAATACCCTTCCGGGTTGCTGTCTGGCTATTAGTCAATTCTGCCAGCGAGAAATTTTCGGATAGTTGCATCATGTGCCTCATAAAATACGTGGTCCAGCTTGATTGCCAGACCACGTATTTATAAGTTACATGATGGTAATACCCTCAGGCTTTTTCTCCTCAGGAATATCCCTCTTCATTGCGATAGAGAGAATTCCGTTAATGAAGTCGGCGCCTGTAACACTGACATCGGGAGCAAGGCGGAATTTCTTTTCGAAACCTCTTCCCGCAATTCCTTTATGGAAATAGGTACGCTCATCTTCGCCACCTGATCCTGTGACCGTAAGGTCGTTTTCTTCCCTCTCGACGGTCAATTGGTCTTTTGTGAAACCAGCGACCGCGACTTCAATGACGAAATTCAATTCGCTCAATTCCACTATATTGAAGGGAGGGTATACGTTTTGGGATTTACCCGAGAATCCAGGAAGCATTTCCATGGGTATGCGCCATGCGCCGTAATCGTATCTTACCATTGTGTTCTCCTTTAAAAGCAAGAATGTAGGGCCCATTATGGCACCCTACTTAATATATAGTGTCTTTTTCCGAAATGTCAACCCCTAGGACAAAATTTATTATCCCGTTGAGCCGTATCCTCCGAAGCCTCGCGCGGTGGTGCCTAAATCTTCGACAAGAATCAAGCGGACATTAGGAACCTTTTTGATGACCATCTGGGCAACGCGGTCGCCGTTTTCAATCATTTGCATATGAGAGGACGTATTATGTAAAACGATGCCAATATCACCTCGATAATCGCTATCAATAGTCCCCGGCGAATTTAATACGGTCAAACCTCGTTTGAGCGCCAACCCAGATCGCGGTCGAACTTGGGCTTCCCAACCGGAAGGAAGAGCCATAGAAAATCCACATGAAATTAATTGCCTGTCGCCCGGACCGATGTGAGTACCCTTGCCGTAGTTAAATGATTGCGGCAAATATGCGTACAAATCTAGACCCGCAGAACCGATGGTGGCACGGGTTGGCATTTGACCGCCGGTTAGCTTAATTTGTACAGGGATTCCTTCGTGGGCTTCAATATCTTGTAGTAAGTCCATAATAAAACTCCATAATTTAGTGTTTTCGACCAATATTGTATTTGGTCCTCAAGTCCCAATTTCTCTTCTCAGAGAAGGGTAATATCTTGATCGAAGTCAAATCGGCGACAGGAGCAGAACTTTTATCTGGTTCGACCAATGATAATAGTTCCCAATCATCTAATAGATTGGCTATTGTGTTCCGTCTAGCCTTATCTTCTTCCGAAAAGTTAGTTGTTTTGCCGTCGAGGGCGAATAGTTCTTTGAAGTGGACGATATAGTAACGTCCTTGCTTATGTAGAATATGACAAGATTGGAATAATACTTGTTCTTTTCTTGAGGCTATGCCTATTCGGGTTAGCGTTTCTTTTACTTTGAGGAAATCATCCGCCTCTTCAAGAAGGATTTCGATCATTGTGTGGATAGTCATTTCATGTCACCGCCCTTATGCATTTTCTTTTTGATTCTATCAATATCTTCGGCCGATAGAATGTTAAGGGCTTCTCTTGCTCTTTCATTATTGTAGCCATAATATGCTTTGACTAATTCAATGTTTTCAATCTCGTCGGCTTTGAGCCATTTTTCGAAACGTTTACTTGGCCTGATAGTATTTATAAGGAAGGCGTATTGCATGTCGGCGGGCATCATTGGACGAAAGTTCAATTCGTTAGCTAATAGGACAGTATCCATGTACCGCATGTATGATCGATTTGTGATATACGGATTATAGTCAGCTAGGATTTCGTCGGGATCGTCAGATTCTCCAACAATATCCCTGCCCTGATCGATGGCGTTCATGATATAGAATGGTGATTTTTTCTTGGGCTTAGAGACCTCTTCCTCGGCCTCTTCCTCAATTTCCTCACCGTATAAATTTCTTGCCATTCACTTCTCTTTCATTAAGTCAACCCATATTCACCCCGCTTCACTACATGGTATCCATTGCTCTGGAGCAAATGGACGGCACCATCAATTCGTTGCCTCTTGATTTTGGCACGACGATGCTTGGCGCGATCTTTTCGGGGGTCTGTTTCTTTTTTGGGTAGCCTCAGACGGTGGAACATTATTCTCCTTTCATATCACTACCCTGTATTTAGTTTTTAGATGAACTCCACATCTTGCATAATCTCGACCAGCATGGCCAGGGTATTAATCTCTTTGTCCGCAGCGAAGGCATCCTTATTAGAATAGTCGGCAAGTATCAAAACCAATTGCGGTACGCTGGTTTTTGCCATGTATTCGTTTGACCTATCGAAAATAATTCGGGTGAGGTGGATGAAATCATTATCCAGATTTTTCGCTACCCACTGGCGAACCACTTTGAAGTTTTTCGTCTTCATAGCTTCCATTAATTCTTTGATTTTGATATTACCAATGTTGGCTAGAATACCAGAATCAATCGAACCGGTTGCGGCTGCATATCTTTGTACCTCGTTGATTACTCGACGGTAATCGGGAAAATGTTTTTGAATGATTTCGGCAAGGACTTGCTTGTCGTATGTCACGCCCTCGGTATCCAAAATACCCATTAGTCGCTTCATGAAATCCATTGCCATAGCAGGCTTATCGGCGGCATTCATTCGGAAATCCACGACAGACATCCGCGAATGAAGTGGCTCAATGATCCGATTGACATAATTGCAGGTCATGATAAACCCACAATTCTTTGAAAAATCCTGAATGAAGCCACGAAGGGCGGGCTGAGTTGATTGAGGATTAAGATAATCAGCCTCATCAAGAATGACAAATTTTCTGCCACCGGTGAGGGATACGGACGATGCATAATTGGCAATTTCATTCCGTAGGGTGTCGATATTACCAGACAACGAACCGTTGACGATATAGCTATCGGCGTCAATCTCTTTGAGCATGGCCAAAGCTACGGTAGTTTTACCACAGCCCGGACCACCACTCAATAAGAGATTGGGAATATCCCCTTTATCCACAAATGCCTGAAAAGTCTTTTTCAAAGCGGGTGGTAAAATGCAATCTTCAATTTTGGTAGGACGATATTTTTCTACCCAAAGTGTCTCTTCCATTCAATCAACCCTCGAATGTGGAACCTGACTCTACCGCAACGAAATATTCAACGTCCTTGGCCGTGAACTGGGAGACGCCCTTGGAGGTGATCCTTACCGTATAATCGCGATCAAGGAACTTCCAGTTTTCCATCTTGAAAATCATACGGAAATTATCAGACGTTTTGCCGACTGGAATTTGGAAATTGTCTGATCCATCATTCTTCACATCAAGCGTGGTGATATGAATTGTGGTTCCGTTGCCTACGATGGCCACATTGGGCAATTGAGTGACATTAGCTGCCGACATGATTTCCGTAAGGGTGCTACTGTCCAGATCGAATTCTACCTCGGCGTCAACCACCAAATCTTTCTTCGGCGGCGCCATGATCAGAGAAGCATCGGCAAACGTATATCGACCCTGGGCTTTACCGTTCTTGACAATGACTGCCGAGTCGGTGAATTCGAAACTGGGATTATCGAACAGTTTGATAAATCCCAGGAAGCGACCCACATCATAAATGGCGAAATCCGCCGGGATATCGTCCGTGATTTGCGCTTTGGCCATTATCGTCTTTTGCTGGGATACCGTAGCTAGGGTATTGCCTTCCTCGAAAATGAGGGACTGATTAATGGTGGCGAAATTCTTCAAGACTTCAATGGTTTCGGGAGATAGTTGCATAATATTCCTCTTTTCAAATTGTATAATCTAAGTATATCATAGGTTTTCGCGTTTGTCAACCAATAATTCATAACCAAATTCTAAAACATCGCTGACTCGGACACGGAGATGTTCTAGGGATTTGTCGTTGGGAATCTCATGATCCCATGAACCTGAAATCCATTCCCATTCTGATCGATGAATTTCTGGGTAATATTCTTCCATTAGATCAAAATGCTTCATCGCGGTATCCCAATATTCAGGGTCGGCACCGCGCTTCACATGCCAAATTTCACCACCAGCTTGGCGGATCATTTTCATTTCGTTGTGAAATCTTACGTCGGTAATGACCGTATCTCCTCTATATGCCATCAATTTTGTATAGAGAGACTTGACCCAAATATCATCATGGAAGCTTTGGCGCATAACTTCGGTGCCCATAAATTGAAGGGCATATCTGGGAGTAAATGAGTGAATGCCTAAGGCTTCCGACCAATACCAATCTACCGTTTCTCGGAAATTCCGACTTTCTTCGGTATCGCCCTCCAGGAGGCGTCTGTCCCAGTTGAATAGTATAGCGGTCATATCTTTCAATGATTTGGCGAATGATTCTTGTTTATATCCGTGGTCGCCTACCAGAATATCGCCAACTGTATTTTTACCGCTTCCAATAAGTCCTACAATTCCAACGATCATTTCTTTTTGCTCTTTCTTCTCGCCGGTGGGGCAACAACGGGATCGGCAATTTTCTTCGCGGTATCCACATCAACGGTGGCACCTGCTCCAATAGCAGCAAGATCAGGTAGGGAACCACCAAAAGTGTAATTGCCTACATGGGCGAGTTTCATCCATGGACATAGCCAAACTTTGATACCGATCTTTCGAGACCATTGGCAGAACATGTAATCCTCCGAGAGGTATCTCTTAGAGTATCCTTCTGAATCGGTATAATCGATCAGTTCTACCAGTTGCTCCGCCGTGGCACCACCACTTTCAGCCAGCACTCGGAGTTTTCGGTGAAGGTCCGTGTTCTTATCGTCAATGACACAATCAAAGAAGGCGGTGATTTCTCTGGTGCCGTTGAATGCACCCGTTCGGACATGATCTGGCCGATATGAAAATTCTGGATATGCCGCCGCATATTTCACTAGAGCCGATCTATGGATCATCATAAATCCGGTCCCGCCCTCCAAGACTTCAACGGGCACGTCTACGGGAATGCTGTCGGTTTGTTGGGCTGGATTGAAAACGAAATCGCCAACGTATTTGTTCAAATCAGTTGGGTCTTTATCGGCAAATCCACGATCAACTGCCATCTTGATCTTTTCCCAGGCAATTGTCTTTTTGGGATATGGACCACAGATGATTTCTTTATCATTATCTGGATCGATCAGAGCGGCTAGTGACAAAACATCGCTGGGATCAAATCCGATATCTGAATCGATAAACATCAGGTAATCGAAACCACTTCGGAGGAATTCATCCACAAGATAATTCCGTGCCCGCGTGATTAGAGATTCGTTGAATAGGTAGAAAAACTTTATTTCCACGCCATATTTGGCAGACAATAAAGCAAGATCGGCGGTTGATTTCGTATACATTCCAGCACACTGGCCACCGTACATAGGAGTCGCCACAAAAATTCGGCGCTTTCTTAACTCCTCCACACTAATAGATATTTCCATTATAACCTCAATTCAAAATAATCATTCGTAATATATAGCTGTTTTGGTACGCCCTCACAGTAGGCCCAAAAAATAAATACAAGCCACCAGCCGGTGAGAAGCCGGCTGGTGGCACCCCTCTAGGGAGAGAAACCTAGAAGGGCTCGTAATCGTCCTCCGTCTTAGTCAGGATGGGGGTCATGCCGCCATCCTCGTCCTCGGTAACGGCTTCATCATCGACGGCATTATAGAGGCGCATGAAACCTTCTTGGGTGGCTTCATCAAAACGGTTCAAGCAAAGCTTAACTGCCTCCTGGCGATTCTTGAAGATCGCATAGGTACGGGCAATATGGATCAGACGGCGGGTAGCAATGATTTCGTCAATGCCGTCGGCGTAGTAAGTCCGGCGAACTACCTCGGCCCACAGGGTAAGCTTGTCAATGAAGGTTGACATCGGGTCGAGGTCCAGATCGGCAAACACCTTGGAGAGAATTCTTTTCTCAACCGAAGGCGTCGGGTATTCTTGCTCGACGGTGATGTTAAACCGCTCCAAAAAGGCTTCATTCAAAACATTTGTGCCGATGAAGCTACCATCAAGTGAACCTTTGCCCTTGGTATTCGCTGTCGCGATAATCGTGAAACCGGATTTCGGCTCAACCGTCTCACCAGTCTTTTTGATGAAATATGAGGAACCCTCAAGGATCGATTGCAGGCACATAATCTTAGAAGGATGACCCAGATCGATTTCATCCAGCAACAGGATGGCACCCTCTTCCATGGCTTTGATAGCGGGACCCTTGAAAAACATGGTCTGGCCATCGACAAGGCGGAAGCCGCCGATCAGATCGTCCTCGTCGGTCTCGACGGTGATGTTGGCACGGATCAGCTTTCTGCCCAACTTGGCGGCAGTTTGCTCAATCATAAAGGTCTTGCCGTTGCCAGACAAGCCCGTCACAAATACGGGGTAGAACTGGCGGGACTTTATGATTTTCT